TGCTGACGTATTGGCTGCCTGTGAGACACCTGAACCAGTAATCGTAAAAGCACAAACCATACGGGCATAACTTCCTCCTGAAACTTCTGTTCCTGCTGCGGAGTCAGTTGGAGTTGCAGTCAAAAGTCCAACATACCAATTACTTGGTTTTGTGTATGTTGTTGAACCAAAAACGTGGTTAATTACTTTATCTTCAAGGTAATTTGTAAATCCTGCCATAATTTATCCTAGAATGGAGTGAATGTTATTGTGGGAGTATCCCCACTGAACTTGGCTTTTTCATCTGAAGCAAGTATCTGTTCAATTATCTGTTGGTAGCGACCTGCCCATATACCTATTCTTTCATCGGCTTGAAGATATGGCGCACTTTGCATCAGTGATCCATAAAGGTAGGCATCTGGATGATTATCCAGCAGCCAGTTTGTCGAGAAAGTTGCAAGTGGCGGCACTTTCTGATAGTAAACAATCTCTATCGTATATTCTGCATCAGGTACAGGTGCAAACTCAATGTTATTTTGTGTTACAGAATAATAGATGGGCTTGCCTGTTGCATCTGCTTTCCTGTGTATATCAAGATTTTGCATGTTACGATATGCAAGTGGAGTCACAGGAGAGGTAAGCAAGTCAATGTTCCTCATTCCAAGAAAGTCTGGCGGCAGTTTCACATACTGTCCATCAATAGGCGCACGTGTTCTGACTGACATTTCCCTGACTCTCAAACTCCTGTTAAGGTCTGATTCTGTCATTGTGATAAAATCTGGAATAACAGTTGTCAGATCACTTCTGTTCAGAAAATCCGCTATGGATGCTTTCAAGTCAGTATAATTTGCTAATGCCATAATTCACCATAACTTTTTACTTCTTTAGACAATACATGATCAATAACACAAGGTATTTTCTTTTCTTTGCACTGTTCCCAGAAAGGTATAAAATCTTCTTCAAATCCTGGAGAATCTCCAATCTGTTTATTTATAAAGAATGGTAAATCCAGAACATCAAAAACTGGAGTGTTAAAAAGCACCATTCCTATTGCAACACCATCCACCTCTTCTGTTTCAGGAGATAAAGGATCAGGTTTTATCGTTACTCCTTTCCTGTATGCAGAATATTCGCTGGAAGAAATATCTCTCAGGTAATTTACACCAATGGCTGCACGTCCTCTTGCCAGCATCCTATGTAAAGAATCATAAGGAAAAGTAAATTCAGGTGTCAGCATCAAAATGTGGGTTGCATCCCATTCCAATGATGTACCAACCAACCTGTGCCTTACTTCCGGCAGCACTCTTCCTACATGGGAAAACACCCTTATTTCATGTTCTCCATCATATTCTGAACCTTGGAAATACTGGACCATATTTGCCAGGCATTCACCAAACTGGAAAGGCCACGTGCCACTAAGACATGGAACTGCAACTGCAACCTTCAGAGTCTCCCCGGCCATGTCCGGAACGGTTTGTTCTGATGGTCGTTTGCCCACTTCTTCCATTTTTTCTTATCTAAAAACCAACCGTTTCTCAAGGAATCATCAAGAACAAACTTTGGTATCACCGCAGAGTGCCGCCATTCCTTGCTGGGTTGCAGGGAGGACATATTGTGAGCAATTTTAATCAACGGCTCTATATTCTCCCTGGTTTCAATTATGAATGAACCATCATGCTGATCATAATGGAAATAATCCCTTGACCAGTTGACCAGTTTTTCACTGGATGACATGATTATGTGATGTTGCAGTCAGCAATTACTCCTGACGATGCCTGATTGGATGCCTGGAGGGTGTATTCCACCAACAAGGCCCTTTTGATTGCATCACCGGTTTTTGCTACCTCTTCCTGCTTAAAATCACGCAGATACACAACTTTCCAAAACTCAGGATCAATCACATATGCAGTCTGCTCCCTTGAAAATCTATTAGGAATTACCTTAAAATCTCCAAAGTCAGAACTGTAAAGGTCCGCAGCCGCCTGGATTTTGGTTGCATCTATCATCTGTCTTGCACTTGCCCGGCCTGTGAATGCAGAGACTTTCCCCTTATTCACCGGACCAACCATCAAAACAGTTGGTTCACCACCATTTGTGTAACAGGACTGAATCACCGTTTTCAAGAGTGCTTCTGTCAGGTCACGTTTGGTTGCCGCATCCACGGGTGCTGCCCCTGACCCAGCACCGGAACCTGCTGGAGAACCTCCGCCACGACTTACATTAGAAGTAGTCCAGGTTTCATATCCACCAAGTGTTCTTGCTGTTGAGGTATTACCTGCTGCTCTTGCAACTTTACCAGTCAATGCAGATTCCATGTCCCTTTTGAGGCCCTTGGAGTGCTTTGCAAGTTGGTAACTCATTTCACTATCTCTACCAGCCTTGTTTGTTGCCATTTGTGTTCCTGCAACAATAACAGTTTTGGACGAGATTTGTGTCTGGTTATTCAACCTCACAGTTGGCACAACTGCAATGTAGGTATATTCGTCACCCTCGACACGGGCATTTGCTGCCACGGCATCGATTGCATCAGTTTGCCACTCATGAAGAGTGTTTGACGCTTTTCCACGACCTACCATCGACATAAAAGGCGTGTCGCTGGGCGATATATTGTAGATCGTGTTTGATAAATCTTCCCGTGTACCTATACTTTGATAGGATTGGAAAGTGTTTGCTATGATTGCCATTATTACTCCTTATTTTGAACGAATCATGTTATAGAATACTCCAGCCGCATCTTCGACACGACCAGTTTTTTTCAGTCTTTCCGCTGCCTTCCCTGCATTGATTCTTCCTGGATCACCAGATTTAGACCCCGGCTTCATTGATTGCCTCCTGACAGGCTTGATACCTTGCTTTTTTTCCTGCAACTGCTCCCAAAGTGCGCCTTTCCTCATTATAGAAACGGCCCTGCTGTCGAATGTCCTGTCCAGTTCCTCCTGGGAGTAGCCTGACTTTAATCCGAACTTCATTATCAGTTTCTTTTCAGTATCTGCAAGTTTACTGTCACTCCACTCCGGGATTACCTCCAGGAGTTTCTCTTTTTCACTATCAATGTGCCTTCCAAAATTTTCATCCCTTTCTGCATCCTGCTGCGCTTGCAACTGCTGGAGTTGATGCGCCCTTTCTGCATTCTTGGTTTGAACATCTCTTAATCCATCTCGTTCAACTAAATATTGAACGGGGTCTGCTTCCCTGAGATTTGCCCAGTACTCATCAGTTTGTTCAGGCATCTGAGGTTGTTGCTGCTTTGCAAATTCCAGTGCTTGTATTGCTTGTTCTCTAAACTTACTGGTTTCTGCTTTTGCATCGGCAACACTCTTGCTTTCTTCTGCAAGTGCTTGCGACTTACGAGTGTAATTCTGACCTTTTGAGAAGGAATCCTTCAGTTGCTGAAGTGTCACCTGGTGCGTCTTTCCATCAGATTTTACTTCATGCAGTTCCTCTTCCGGCTCCTCTTCCTCTTCAGTCTCATACGACTCATCGGCTTCTTCCTCTTCCGAACCTTCTTCAAGTAATTTTTCATCTTCTTCCGGTTCAGTCTGGGTTAACTGGTTATCTTCGTCCGTAGGCAATTCCTCACCACGTTCAGAGGTCAGTTCTTTTTCCCATTGTTTTGCTGCCACATCCAAGTCAGACTCCATAAAGGAGCTATTGTCCTGCTGTTCTTCAGCCATATTTTCCTTTCAGTTTAGTTTTGCTCATTCCTGAGAACCAACTGGTTAACCATTTCTGGCAATAAGATTTTCATCTCCTGAGTTAATCATGGATTCTAATTCTCTTTTAAGATCACTCAATGCACGTAGGGATAAAAATATCCTTTCCCTGGATATTGAGTCTTCAATATTAGAATTAACCCATGCTTCATTATAAAGGTCTTCCAGGTTGTCAAATGCTTCCTGGATAACCGGGTCTTCCAAAACGGAACGTGCCGCATTTGCTTTTATAACTCTCTCCTCAACCGTTGCTCTCTCCAGAGAACTTTTTTTCTTCTTCTTTGCCATTATGAAGGTATCGGCTCAACCGGCGGACCCATCTGTTCTGGGTTCAAGTCATCAAGAGGCATCGGCGGTACTCCTTCAGGTACTTCCTGTGCAGGAGGAGGTGGCTGCATTGCTTGCTGCATCTGCATCTGCTGCATCTGTGCTTCCATCCTTATTTTCTCCCTGTCCTTCTCAATCATACCTCGTATTTCAGTCTGGTCAATTGTTACTTTGTACTTGTTTTCCAGTTCTTTTACTTTCATCTCAAGATCAGTTTCCATCTTGTCACGTTCAAGATCATCTTTACGTATCATTATCTCCCTGTCAAGATCAAGACGTGCTTTATCATTTTCCATATCTGCACGTACCTTATCTGCCTGTGCCTGTGCATATATCTCATCCGGCGTAGGCTGCGGTTCCTGCGGAGGAGGAGCCTGGTAGGTTGCAGGATCAGTCCAGAAAGTCTGTGTGTCTTTAAATCCGCTCAGTTCTGTCATCTTCGTCAAAGTTGCATGGTACTGCTTGAAATTAACCAGTGGATTCTCCGGACCCTGTTTTTCAAGAATTGCTTCCTGCTTGGCAGCAACTCCTGCAAGCATCCCCATCCTTTCTTCTGTTGTTCCAAGTCCAAGGGCAACATTAACTGAAACATCCATACCTGCATCCCAAGATCGTGGATCAATTGGTATCCATTCGTTCCTGAGCCTGACCATCCGTACCTGATCCTGGTGGGAGTGCAGAAGTTTAAGTATCTTCTTAAACAGTGGTTTCATGCCATTTTCTGCATATATACGGCAAAGCAACTCTATCTGTGCCTGTGATGCAGCAACTGTTGCAGAAACGGCTGCTTTTGTACTTGACTGCAGGGCATCAGGATTCAAACCCATTGAAGCCTTGCTCATTCCGGTGCGGTCCTCTTTTATCTGGTCAAGATAATCAAGCATCGGAAATGCCTCCCTGCCGCTAAAATCCTTCTGAAGTTCCCTTATCATACCCGGCGCACGGGTACGTATGATCTTTCCTACCTTGTTTGATGTAACATCATCTTTATTAACCTGTCCCTCAACCACCTCTGTATCAGGATGAATACTCTTTGCAAGGCTGTCAAGCATATTTCTCAGGACTGAAGACTTTATCTTCTGAATATCCATCAATAAATCTGCTACACTTTGTCCTTTCCAGGTGTGTGGTTCAGGGTATCCGTTAAATACGATAAAAGGCAGGTCATTGACAGGAGAATGATATAGAAGCTTATGATGAGAACCTGCAGTGCAAAACCTGCGTAGTTCAGAAATTCCGTCACCATCATAATCAATTTTTGCATATGATTCAATATACAGGACTTTTCGGTTTGCTTCTCCAACTGATTCTGAATCTGCATAGTTTGCAATCGGGTGTCTTGAAAGAAATTCCGTGTTTGTTCCAAACTCATCCTCATCTCCTGCTAAATCCACCATCTCATCATAATCATAACCCATCTGGACTAATTCCGAAACACTCAGGTAACGTCTATGTGCAACAATTGCAGAATCTTCTATACTTCTTGCACGTCTGTCAATCAAAAACTCCTCTGGCGGAAGTGCATCAATGACAATGTTCCCGTCCTCCCTGGTTTGACGGACAACCACATCATGCAGCATCGGAGCTTCTATTTCCGGCTGCTCAATGGGCTGCCCGTCAGGAGAGAGCTGTTGTGGCTGCGGAGGAGGAGGTACAAAATTCGGATCAGGGTAACTTTCCACCTGTGATCCTTCCACTTCAGCATCACTGAGAACTGCTTCCAGTCCCTGGTCATCAAGACCGGTAAACTCTTCATAACTTACTTCTTCCCTGCGTTCCCAATCAACACGGATGACTCCAATCCTTTTTATGAGTGAATCTTTGATTGCATTGTAGCAAATAGAAAATGCAGGATTATCCTGTCCCAATACAATCTGGTTCACAAAATCCGTGGCCTGTTGTGCAGAGACTACATCTTCAGGCTGCCGTGGTACATACTCAACAACTCTTTCTGAGCCAAAGAATGTACGCATAATCTGCGGAAGCATCAAAGATATGGTGTCACGCACATCCATTGACACTACCTGGCTCCTGCCGTCTTCCTCATTGCCGAAAGGCAGACCCTGATAATAATTACTGGCTTTTACCCTGTCAGGTGCTTCCTGCAGGTCAATATAATCCTGTGCGCCTTCAATAAGTGATGAAACAAGACTCTCAAGCTCCTGCTCCTCCATTGTCTCATCTCCAGCCAACTCTATCTGTTCTTCCTCAAGTTCTGCAGTCTGTTGTCTTATCTCTGAGTCAGATTGTGCCATAAAATGTATGAATTAGTATATAATTAATCATATGTATGTAAAATTTACAGGATATATTTAATACTGTCAAGTGTTTTTTTCTTTCTTGCA